AGTCAAATGCCTATAGAGGCAGAAGGTTTTGATTTTAAAGGTTCTAGTCAAAAATCAAGCCTGCCACGACCTACTTTAAGGATCAGTAATTTACTATCAACTGTTTCATCAATTTTGGCTGATGTAAATAGTATTACTCCTAATAATGATTTAATCGGGGCAAAAGTTACTAAATTTAGAACAATGGCTAAATTTATATCTGCAAGTAACTTTGCTGGGGAAACAATAACTTATATTGTGACTGTTCAAAATGTTGGAGGAGCAAATTATTTTTATCTAAATGGTGTTAAAAATCCAACCTTGAGTTTAGTTGAGGGTAATACATATAGATTTGTACAATCAGATTCAACTAATACAAATCATCCTTTAATTTTAAAAGATTCAACTGGAACTCAATTAAATATAAGAGATAATGTTCTAAGCACTGGAACTGCTGGTACTAATCTTGTTGTTACATATCAAATTTTAACTACAAACTACGCTGCAAAATATTCATGTTCTGTTCATGGAGATAGTATGGGAAATTCAATAAGTGTTTCTTCAGCACCAAGTAATCCACATGAAAATCCTAATGCAAGATTTGAAGATGTTATTTTTGAGATTGATAGGAAGTCAGGGGAGAATAAAGATATTGTTGAATTTGAACTTGCAGCACCGATAGATTTACCATCATATAAGATTCCACGAAGGCAGTGCCTACCTAGAGAATTTCCGGGGATTGGTTCTTTTCATGCTTGATTGGAAAGTTAATGCAGAAGAACACGCACAACAAAGTTCGCCAGAGGAAGCTTGCGGTTTAGTATATGTACATAAAGGAAAAACAAAATATAAAGCTTGCGAAAATATATCAGTCAGTCCTAGACATACATTTATTATTAAACCAAAAGATTATGCAGATGTTGCTGATATAGGAACAATAGTTGGAGTGTTTCACTCTCATCCTTTTGAAGAGCCATATCCTTCTTCAGCAGATAAATCTGTATGTGAAAAATATAAAATGCCTTGGTATATATATTCAGTTGCTTTTAATAAATGGCATAGTTTTAAGCCAAGTGGCTATAAAGCACCTCTAGTTGGTCGAGAATATGTTTTTGGAATACATGACTGTTGGAGTTTAATGAGAGATTATTTTGAAACAATTAATATAAAATTACGAGATTGGGAAAGACCTATAAATCCAAAAGATTTTTCTGATAATCCATATTTTGAAAGATGTTTTGTAGATACAGGCTTTAGAGAGTTAGAACCTTCAGAAAACTTGCAAGTTAATGACTGCTTACTTTTTTCATTAAACAGTACAGGTTTAAACCATATAGGTGTACTATTACAAAATCAAATGATTTTGCATCATATTGAAGGTAGACTAAGTTCAAGAGATTTCTATGGAGAGTGGCTCATGAAATGTACTGGCAAGAGGATACGTTATGTTAAATAAGATAAAACTATATGGTGAATTAGTAGACATCTGTGATGGTAACGATGTTTTTGAAGCAGTATTAAATAGCCCTATAGATGCTATTAGGTTTTTAATGGCAAATTATCAAGGAATAGAATCTCATATTTCGCAAAATAATTATCAAGTATATTGTGGTGAGACTTGTATAGGACAAGACGAGTTAACTTTTACAAATAATAATTGCGATATTAAAATCATTCCTGTAATTAGTGGTTCTGGTAATGTCGGTAGAATGATCGCTGGTGTTGCCTTAATAGGTGCTGCTGTTTTTACTGGAGGTACAAGTTTAACTTTTGGATTAAGTGGATTTGCCGGTGGTGCTGGAATAAGTGCAATGGCTGGAAATATTGGAGTATTAATGTTATTAACTGGGGTTGCTGGTTTGCTAACTCCTGTGCCAGAAGTCCCACCAGAAGAAGAAGATCCAACTAAATCATTTAGTTTTAGTGGAATACAACAAACTGGTCGTGCAGGAGTAGCAGTCCCAATCTGTTATGGACATGTGCTGACTGGCTCTATTCCAATTTCAGCAAAAATTACAACTACTGACATTGAGGCATAATGACTAGAGATCTCATACAAGGCTCTGGAGGGGGCGGTTGCTTTATAGGTGATACACATGTATCTGTCCCAAAAGGCTATAAAAAAATAAAAGACATTAGAAAAGGAGATATTGTTCTTAGCTTTGATGACAAAGGTGTAATTCACGAATCAAAAGTTATAGAGGTTTTTATTCATGAAAATGAAGAAGTTTGGGAATATAACTTTTGGGGTGGTTTTTCTTTCCTTGCTACTCCAAACCATTGGATTTTAAATCAGTTCAATGCTTTTGTTGGAGTTGGAACTCTTGAAAAAGACGACTGTGCAGTTAATCAAAATAATCATTTAGTTCCATTTAATTCAAAGAAAAAAATTGGATTAAAAACTGTTTACAACTTAAATGTTGAAAACAAACATACTTTTATAGCTAATAATATTCGTGTACATAATGCTGGATTAGGGTTAGGAATAAGAGGTGCTGGCGGTGGTGGTGGAAACAAAGGCGGTGGTGGTAGGACACCAACTACAGCTAAAGATTCTTTAAATAGTAGAAGTTTTGCAAGAATCTTGGACCTTTTATCTGAAGGAGAAATAGAAGGGCTACATGATCCCGGTGGGTTTGCTGATAGTTATTTGCAGTCAATATTTGTCAACAATACACCTCTGAAAAACTCAGATGGTACAAATAACTTTCTGGATGTCGAGGTACAACGTGTTAACGGCACATCTATTCAACCGGTTCTTAATGGATTTAATACAACATCTACAGCTAAGGGAGTTGGTATAACATGTTTTAAAAATGCTCCGGTAAGTTTTACAATTACAGATCCAACTGTTACAAGCGTAATCATAGATATAAGATTTGCAGCCTTACAAAAAGTCAATAAAGATGGCGATACTTTAGGAAGTCAAGTAGATATTAAATTCTCAAAACAAGTCAGTGGTTCTAGCATGCAAGACTTGAGCATAAATGGAAGCACTACACAAACTGTAAAAGGAAGAACTGGCGATGCTTATACAAAACAATATTCTTTTGATATATCAGGAAATAGTTTTCCAGTGACTTTCCAAGTCTCTCGTTTAACTGATGATGATTCAACTATAAATGCAAATAGCTCAGATGAATTGATAAATCATACAAGTGGTTTTGTAGTTGCCTCTTATCAAATGATTAAAAATTTTGATAATCCTATTTCTGGCACATACTCCCAATCAGGAAATACAATTACTGTAAATACTAATGAAGCTCATACAAAAATAGCAGGAGATAGCTTAGGATTTGATTTTCTAAGCGATGGTACTAATAATCAATTTGGCTTTAGTGGAAATAATCAGACTAGAAATAATTCATATACAGGACCTTCCAATGGTAATTTCACAGTAGCTACAGTTATTAGCTCTAATGCTTTTACAGTTCAACATACTGAATCAAAAACTGTTGTTAATGGTTCTTGTACTTTTAGTAGAGTTTTAAATTATCCAAACTCAGCATTAGTAGGATTAAAAATTGATGCAGAGCAATTTAATTCAATTCCAAAGAGAGCCTATTTAATAAATGGAATCAAGGTAAGAATACCAGCAGCAAACTCAACCGGTACACCGGTAGTAGTAAGAAATGCGAGTCAAGCTGCAAGCTTGGGAATTGCTAATGCTAACCAAATTAAAAGTTTTGGTTTTATCTATTATCCAAGTGGATTTATTTTTAATGGTCAACTTACAGCAGCACAATATACAAATGATCCTGCCTTTTGCTTATTAGATCTTTTAACTTCAGAAAGATATGGGACTGGTCAGTTTATAAAATTATCAAATTTAGATGTATATTCTTTTTATGCAATTAGTAAATATAGTTCAGAATTAGTTACTTTTAAAGATCGAAGAAATACTGGACAAGTAGAAACAATAAAAGAACCACGTTTTTCACTTAATTGCGTATTAAGAAAAAGACAAGATGCTTTTAAGGTTATAAATTCTCTTTGTTCTGTATTTCGTGGGATGCCACTTTATACTGCTGGATCTATCAGTTTAATACAAGATAAAAATGGTTTAGACCCATCTTTCCTGTTTAATAAAACAAACGTCACTAAAGAAGGATTTAATTACTCTGGTGCATCACGAAAGACTCGTGCAAATGTAGCTGTAGTAAAATACTTTGATAATGAATTAAGAGATTCAGCTTATGAAGAAGTTATAGATCAAGATGAGATTAATAAGTATGGTGCAATTTCTAAGAATATTGATAGTTTTGGGGTAACATCGAGGACTCAAGCTAGAAGACTTGGAAAATGGTTTCTAACGACACTTGCTACTGAAACAGAAACAGTTAGTTTTACCACAACATTAGAAGCAGGAGCATTATGCAGGCCGGGAATGTTGATTGAAATACAAGATGAAGTTAAAAGTGGTGTTAGGCGAGCAGGAAAAATATTTAATTTACAAACAGTAGGTGGAAATCATGTTATAACAACTGACCAAAGTAACTTACCAAACTTAAGCGGAAGTTTAAGTGTGATTATGCCAAACGGACAAGTTAGTAAAAAAACAGTTCAGTCTATTGATGTTGTTAATAAAAAAATAACAATAAATGGTAAATTTCAAATAAAAATAAATGATTCAAATGGTAATTCACCATTTTTAGAATCTTTACAAGAGAATCCTGATTATATTCCTACGTTTCAAGACACTAATCCTAATCTAGGAAGTACATGGGTCCTAGAGACTACTGGTACTTCTAACCAGACAATTCTTTCACAACAGTTTAAAGTTGTTTCAGTAGAAGAAGGAGATGATTACACATTTAGCATTTCAGCCGTTTCTCATAATGAATCAAAATATGCTGCTGTTGAACAATTAGAGACTTTAGTTCATCGAGATATAACTAATTTAGATGAAACCCCATCAGCACCAGAAAGGTTTGCAGTAGCTAGTTTATCTGATGGAACTACTGTAAATTATCCCATTGAATCTCTTTATAAATATAGAGATCAGATTAAAGTAAGAGTAATTGTGCAATGGAAACCTGTAGATGGTATTAGTAAATATGAGCTTATATATAATCAAGATAATAAAAGTGAAATAGTTGTTCAAACTCAAAGTCCAAGTTTTGATATTGACGATGTAAATGTTAATACAGCCACAAGTTCAATTTTTAATTTTCAAGTAAGAAGTGTAAGTGCGTCAGGTAAAAAGTCAGCAGATACTTTATCAACATCGTTAACAGTACAAGGTAAAAATACACTTCCAAGTCAAGTTAATTCTGATTTTTCTGGAGAAATAGATTCAAATTTAGGAATCAGGTTATCATGGACTCCATTAGAAGCTGTGCCACCAAGTTTTAGTGATCTTGATATAAGAGGCTACATAATCAAAGAAGGCAGTAATTACAATACTGGAACTTTAATTGGAGAATTTGATACAACTAATATTCTCGTGCCGACTTTGCCTAGTAAAACTGACAGTGCAAAAGTTTACTCAATAAAAGCTGTAGATTCAGATGGGAATGTAAGTGCAAATGCTAGAACAGCATCAGTCGCAATTAATAATCCACCTACTGTAGATATAAATTCTATTACGCACGAATATAAAGATGATAATTTAATACTTAATTGGACAGAACCAGCAGTAGGAACTGGGCAATTTGCTATAAAAGAATATGAAATTTTTGATGATGCAACAAGTTTAGGAAAGGTAAGTTCAACCACTTTTGCATTGCCAGTTAATTTTAATACTGACAGAAATATAAAAATAAAAGCATTTGACATTCTTGGGAAATCAGGTTCTTTTGTAGAAAAAACTATATCTTTTTCAAAGACACAAGCACCTAATATTAACTTTGCTTTTGAAGGTACTAAACTTAGATTATTTTGGACAGAACCCACTCAAGGAAATACAAAAATTAAAGAATACGAAATTAGACGAAGTAATAATGCAATTACTAATATAAATCAAGCAACGCTAGTAGATAAAATAAATTCTGATAGTTACTTGTTAGATATTGATTCAACTTTTGTAGTTGGAACTGCTGTTAGGTTTTTTGTTGTAGCCTTAGATGCAAATGGTTTTAGGGGTGATGTAGGTAGAACTGGAATTTCTAATTACCCTGATCCTGTATTAGCTGCACCTCCAGCCCCACAAAATCTAACAGCAATTATCAAATCAGACAGTGCTTTTGTTAGCTGGGACGCTGTTTCACCTCTTAATAATGGATTACCAATAAATGACTATAAAATATATAGAGAATCTGGGACGGCTACAACTGTTGGTACTGCTGACTTCCAACAAAATGGTACACAAATTACAGAAAGAGTTTTATGGACAGATTTGCAACAAAAATATTTTGTTAGAGCAGTAGATACAAATGGTAATCTTGGAGCTTTAACAGAAGTTTTATTTACTGTAGCTTCGCCAAGTGCAGTTACAAATTTAAAAAACGAAGTAATAGATAATAATGTGCTATTAAGATGGACAGAAAGTTCAGTAGCATCTAATCAACTACCAATAATTCACTACAACATATATAGAAATACAACTGCTTCTGGTAATTTAGTTGGACAAAAACAAGGAACTTTTACAACGGTCTTCGAGCAAGTCGGTGGTGATTTTACATATATACTTTTGCCTGTAAACAGTGCAGGACTTGAAGGTAGTCAAGCATCCACATTAGCAAGGGTTAATCAACCGCCTGATTTTGTGTTAACAGATGAAGTTGACAGTACATTTAACGGTACGATAGTTAATGGGTTCTTATCAGATGGAGGTTTGTTCTTCAATGTTAATACTACAAGAACTTGGAAAGAACACTTTGACCCTAACAACAACGATACGTCTAGAACTTTTGGGGTTTATGGTGCTACCACTGTTTATGCTTTACCTACTGAAAACTCAGGAAGCTACGAAGAGGTCATAGATACAGGAGCAGTTATAGCATCCACCAGAATAGAAGCAACACTAGGTCTTGACTCGACTGAAACTGTTGGCTCAACGACAATCACTCCAGAGATATTTACCTCTCTTGATGGTACTTCTTATACAGGTAAAGGACAGGGAAATACAAATGTTTTAGGGACTAATTTTCGTTATATAAAAGTTAAATTCGATTTTGTTGGAGCAGATAATGATGATTTAGTAAAAGTACAAAGCCTTAAAATTAAAACATTCTTAAAACGTAAGACAGATCAAGGAAGTACAACTGTAACTGCATCGGATAGTCAGGGGACAGGCAAACAAGTTAATTTCACTGAAACTTTTGTAGATGTTGATGCTATTTCTCTTACAATTAGAGGGTCAAGTTCTAGTGCTAAATACGCTATTTATGATTTTGTAGATTCTGCAAATCCGGCAGATGGCTTTAAAGTATTTTTGTTTGATAACAATGGCAACGGTGTTGCTGGAACTGTAGACTTTACTGTAAGAGGTGTTTAAATGACTAACTGGACAAAACCAAGCTTAACAAGCACATATACTGATTTTATTACTGAATTAAAGTATAGAGATGAAGTTGTAGGATCTTTATACTCAACAGATTTATCTCCAGCACCTAGCAATCTACCTTCTGATACTTCAACAGATTGGGGTAAAAGATCAATAAGATGGAACGCATCTAATAGTTATTTTGAACGTAGAAATTCTGCAAATAATGGTTGGGAAAGATTAGAAGGTGCAAGTGGAACTCACAAGTTTGTAAATTTAGAAGCTACAAATATTACTGGCACAGGAGTAGTCTCAGGAGATGATGTATCAGCTACAGATCAACTACAAGCTGGGAGAGTCGATGTTATAGGTTCTACGGCTCCTGCAAATGGTCTGTATTTACCAGCAGCTAATGAAATAGCATTAGCAACAGATAGTACTCCAAGATTAACTATTGAAAGTACTGGTGAGGTGGGGATAGGCACTCAAAATCCAAGTCAAAAGCTTGAGGTCGTAGGTTTTGCAAGACTTAATAATGGTAGTAATGATAATCTATTAGAGATAGGAGAAGGTGGTAGTGGAAATAGAAATGCAGAAATAAGATTAATTGGAGATGCTACAAGGACAGGTGTAAATTGTGGATTAAAAATTATAAGGACAAATGGTGGATCAAATGCAACTAGCGAAATAGTACATAGGGGAACTGGCGATTTTATCTTTGAGGCTAATGAAGCTGCTGATATGATATTTATGACTGCAAATACAATAAGGGGTGTATTTGATAGTGCAGGGAATTTTGGTATAGGTAACTTTGATAATCCTAGTGAGTTACTTCATATAAAAAGAACAGATGCTAATGGTACATTTATTAGATTACAAAATAGCGAGGGAAGTGCATATTTAGGTGCTGATGGCGATGCCTTGCAATTAAAAGGCGATACAGTATTTTTAATGTCCGAAGGTGGTTCACAATATTTATCATCTTCAAGCAGTTTATTTGATATAAAAACAGCAGCAAAAGTAAATGGTAATTTAGAAGTCACTGGGAATGAAACCGTAGCTGGAAATCTTACAGTTAGTGGTCAAATAAATGCCACTATCTCAGGTGTGTCTAGTGAGGCAACTAAATTAGCAACTCCAAGAAATATAGCTGGAGTTGCGTTTGATGGTTCAGCAGATATTTC